CGGACTTCTCGACGGTTGATTACTACAGCGTGAAGGTTCCCGGCGGTTCCGAGGAGCTGAAAATCTCACCTGATAATTGCGTGGCTTTTACCGGCTGGAGTCCCGGGCTAACGTCCCCGTCGTCCCCGGTGGATTCTCTCCGTTTGGTGCTGGAAGAGAATTACCATTCGCGCCGGTACCGTGTGCAGTTTTGGCGTAATCATGGCCGCGTGGGTACGTATCTTTCCCGCCCGGTGAACGCGCCGGATTGGGATAATACGGCCCCCCGCCGCTTCTATTCCATGTGGGAAGAGTTTACGAGCGACACGGGCGCGCGTGCCGGTTCTACGCCGCTACTTGAAGACGGCATAGAGATTAAGAGCAACGCTTTTAAGTCAGCAGATGAGGAGTGGGCGGATAGCGTCCGTTTGAGTTTGCAGACCGTGGCACAGGTGTATCAGATCCCGCCGGGTATGGTTGGTGCTGAGTCGAGCGAGTCATACGGCAGCTTGAAAGAGCGTAACCGAATGTTGTTCAAGAACACTCTAGGCTCCCGTATCCGGTTTATCGAAGACCGCATCAACGCGTTTGTTCTTCCCTTGCTGGGAATTGATAATACGGAATTTTTCGTAGAGTTCAATACCGAGGGTATGCTACGCGGCGACTTCGAGACGCAGGCCGCTATCATGTCCACGGCAACCGGCGGCGCTTGGATGACTCGCAACGAGTCCCGTGCGCTAATGAATTTGCCTCCGCTTGACATGCCGGGGGCTGATGAGCTGATTACCCCGCTAAACGTGGTAGTGGGTGGGCAGACCTCACCACAAGACGGCGGCACCGCTTTTCAGGGCGGCGGAAAAAACCGAACGGTCATTCTAAAATTCCTAGAGCGGTGCGACCGCATCAAGACCGCGCGCGGCATTGATGATATGCCGTGGGATAGGCTCACCCGTGAACTGACTGATGACCTGGACGGCAACGCAGAATTTGCAAAGGGCATTACCGACGCGCTCGCTAAGATGCAGGGCGGCGCGTTCGTGGACATGATTACTGCATTTGAGGAGAAATAGAATGACCATTCAGTTTAAGGACGCTACCGGCTTCCACGAAACCGAGGACGGCAGCGGCATCTTTGAGGGCTACGCCTCCGTGTTCGGCAACGTCGATAGCTACGGTGACAAGGTGATGCCCGGCGCGTTTACTAAGTCGCTGGCTAAGTCGTTCCCGAACAACGGCGCGGGTATCCCGTGCTATTGGTCTCACCGCATGGACGACCCGGAATTTATCCTAGGAAAAACGGTTAGCGCGGTTGAGGATGAGCACGGTCTCAAGGTTCGCGTAAGCCTTGACCTTGATAATCCGAAGGCCGCCGCCGCTTACCGTGCGTTGAAGGCAGGCGCGGTGAATCAAATGTCGTTCGCCTATGAGGTGGTTGATAGCCACTTTGTCCCTGAGAAGGGCGCTAAGTTCGGCGGCGTGAACGAGCTTCGAGAACTGAATATTTTTGAGGTGTCGGTAGTGCAGATTGGCGCGAACACGGCAACTAGTATTGACATGGTAAAATCAGCAATGAAGAACGACGATTCTATTTCTATTTCTACCCCCGGCGCTATCGAGCAGCTGGAAGAAGTAGTAGATGTTCTTCGTAATATCATTGATTCCGCTAAGACTGATAGTAGTGATGAGGAGCTGGATACGGCGGGTGACTCAGAGGAACCGGAAACGGTCAATGAGCAGACCCCCGCGCCGGTCAAGTCGTGTACGCTCTCAGACTCAGAGCGCGAATATTTCAAGAACATTTTCAAGAAGTAAAGGAGTGGATATGTCCGAGACTAAGACTATTCACGAGCGCCTGGAAGAGGCACGAGTCAAGGGCGCGGCAGAGCTGGAAGCCGTAGAACGCGGTGAAGGCGACGTGACCAAGCTCAAGGCAATTAGCGAGGAAGTAACCGAGTTGGAAGCGACTATCAAGGCAGCAGATGAAGCCCGCGCCATGTTTAAGAGCATGGGCACCGCACGCGAGTCCGTGAAGGCGGCAGAGGTTGAGACCCCCGCCGCTACCGGTTCGCTGGGTGAGCAGGTTGCCGCCGCTTTCATCAAGTCCGGTACCCTGTCGGCTCTGGGTGCGCAGGTTCAGCACACCCGAGGCGAGTTCTACAGCTCTAAGGCACCGGGCGACCCGACCACCACCGCAAACGCGGTTACCGGTAACGGTCTGACCGTTGCGCTTACCGACGTTGATAAGAGCGTCGTCAAGCCTTACGCTCTTCCGTTCTCCGTCGCTTCGTGGCTGTCGAGCGGCACCCTGTCGGGTAACTCCCTGACTTATTTTGTCGCTAATGAGTGGACTTCTTCGAGTGGCCGCCCCGGCGTGGTTGGTGAGAACGGCAAGAAGCCCGGCGCAACCGCGCCCGCGTTCGAGACTAAGACCCTCCCGCTCCGCAAGATCGCGGGCTGGGTTGCACAGTCTGACGAGATGGCAGAAGATGCGGGTTTCCTGTCCTCGCTCATCAATGAGCAGCTTTTGGACGAACTTAAGAAGGCTGAGGAAGAGCAGATTGTTTCTGGTACCGGTACCGGTAACGACCTGACTGGTATTCTGTCTACCCCGGGTATTTTCTCCGAGGCTGTAGCGACCGCCGCCGCTAAGGACGTGCTGGAAAGCATGTACAAGGTTAAGACCAAGATTGAAGCGGCTTCCGGTATGTCGGTTGATGCTGTTATCGTGAACCCTGAGGATATCGCCGGTATTCGCCTGGCTACCGACTCTAACGGCCAGTATCTGTTTGGTGGCCCCGCGTACGCGCCGTATGGCAATGGCCCGTTTGTGGCAGATCTGAACGCTTTCGGTGTGCCTATTTACGTGTCTAAGGCTGTACCGCCTAAGACCGTTCTTGTCGGTAGCTCTAAGGGCGCGACCGTGTACCGCAAGGGCGGCGTACGTGTGGAAGTTAGCAACAATGTTAACGATGACTTCCTGTACAACCGCTTCCGCGTCCTCGCTGAGGAACGCCTGTTGCTGGCAGTCAAGCAGCCGAAGGCGTTCGGTAAGCTCACCTTGAAGTAAAACGGTCATTCCTTTTGAGAGGGGGAAATAATGCGCTATCCGTCGCTCGCTAACACTAATGTCCCGGTGAATCTTGATGAAGTCGCCGGGGAAATGGTACGCGGCTATTGTGGCTGGCATGTTTCCCCCTCGCTCGAGGAGACGTTTAGGCTGGACGGGGCGGGCGGTAACCGCTTCCATTTGCCGAGTAACCATGTCGAGAATGTTTACTCTGTTTCGCTGGACGGCGTACCCGTGAACGATTATTCGTTTTCAACGGATGGTTGGGTACAGCTCCCGCCCGGCATGGTTACCCCGCGTAAGCCCGGCGCGGTGGTTGTGACCGCCCGGCATGGCTGGGATTACGTCCCGGCGGTGCAGTCTGTCATTAAGTCGGTTCGGCAGCGTTTGGAGATGGACGCGGGCAACATCACGAGCCAGCGCGCGGGTACGCAGTACGTGGCCTATGGTTCTCGCAATGGTGAGTCTACCGGCGGGTATCTTTTGCAGACTGAACGCGCGGCGCTCGCGCCGTACAAGCTGGAACAGGTGATCTAGCCATGCTTTCACTTGCAAGGTACAGCACCCCGGCGGTGTTGGTTCGCCGCCGTTCCGGTAAGGACGCGCGCGGCTTCCAGACGGTGACCGAGACACGCGAACCTATCACCGCGTTCCTGGACGCTCCGAACGTGTCCGAGGAGTCACCGGCTGGCAAGGCTGGAACACCGGACGTTCTAGAGCATGTGCTCTATTTGGAGCCTGGCACGAGGGTTAGCGCCCGTGACCGGGTGGAAATAGAAGGTTCATTCTTTGAGGTTATCGGTGTGGCACCGCCTATCAAGAACATTTTCACAGGCACGGTTTTCCACACGGAATGTAAGGTTAGGCGGGTAGAAGCATGACACGCGACAAGCTTGTTTTCAATGAGAAGGCGCTAAAGGCGCTCCGTAAGCACCCGGCGGTTATCCGTGACCTTGAGAAGCGGGCGCGGCGTATTGCCGCCGCCGCCGGCGGTGAAGACATGGGATATAAGGTCACGGTTTTGGAGCTTGAAGACCCGCGCGGCGCGGTATCTGTTATGGCGACCGGACGCGCGGCAGCACACAACCGCAAACATAATTCACTCATGAGGGCTGTTGATGCTGGACGCTAAAATCTGGCGCGTTGATTCGCCGGTGACCGCGTGCTACGCCTATTTCTCAGGTCTGAATCTTAGCGCGACTATCGCTCGTGATGAGGAGCCTCCGGGCTGGGACGGTTCAACCCCGCTAGTGCTGATTCGGGACGGCGGCGGCAACCGGCAAGAGCTGAACCTCCGACATGGCCGCGTGACTATTGACGTTAGGCACCCTGAACCGGGCGGCGCATACGATTTAGCGGAAAAAATTCATGAGCTATTTTGTCTCTGGGTTTTCACTAACGCACCGGTTATTTTTGACCCGCATAATGTCGATTCACCCGCCTATAATCCGAGTGATTCGCCCCGTGTACCGGCATATACTTTTACCGTGGAAATTGCGGTAAAATCCGAAAATACTATTAGCACTAACATTTAGTGTTTAAATGTTTGGAGATTAAATTATGGCTCTTGATGCTACTTATGTTGCAAAGCCGATTAGCGTAACCGGCGGTATTAAGGTTGCCCCGCTGGGCACCGTAACCCCTACTGATCCTACCTCTGTTCTGAACGTGGCTTTTAAGGAGCTGGGTTATGTCAATGAGGACGGTCTCAAGCTGTCTCATGACGCATCGGACGATAAGATTAAGGTTTGGGGCGGCGTTACTATCCGCACTATCCGTTCGGATTATTCCGCTACTATTTCGGGTACTCTTCTTTCTACCCTTGATGTAAACGTCCTTAAGAACGTTTTCGGTGATTCTCAGGTAACCGAGAAGTCCGGTTTCATCTCGATTAAGCACGACGCGACCGTGCCCCCGGAAAAGGTCTATGTTGTCGAGACTAAGGACGCATCGAGCGGCGGCCGCAAGCGCTACGTTGTGCCCAAGGGGCAGGTTTCCGTGTCCGGTGATGTGAATCTCTCGCACAAGGAGATTACCGGCTTTGAAATCACCATCGAGGCGCTGGCAGACAAGGACGGCGTTTGCTACTACGAGTTCATCGAGACCGCGCCCGCTAGCCCGGTTGCAGCTGTTGTAGGCGGCTAGTAGGCCTCTTTATTTTTCCCCGCCCGCCCTTTTTTTTGTTCTGATTTTCGGGGCGGGCGCGGGATACCCTTTTTGAAAATCAGACACTACAGATTGGAGAAAATCGAACATGGCAACCACTAAGAACCCCGCCGCTTCTCGCGCAGCACGTAACGCGGCAAAGGCTAAGAAGCGCGTACGCAAGTACGAAAAGAAGTACACCTATTCTACTTTTGAATCTTCCATCTTCGAGGGTGAGTTTAAGCTCCCCTCTATGCGACAGATCCCGCAGACTTACGCGCTCGATTTGCGTGCCGGCGATTTTAACGCGCTTTACCGCTGGCTTGAAGAAGTAGGCGTACCGACTGAGGATATTGACGCTATTAAGTCGCTGGATTCTGAGGAGATTGAAACTTTCTTCGAGGAATGGAATAGCGGCGAACTGGGAAAGTAATAGCCTGTCTTAATTCGTTCTCAGAGCATGAAGACGAGGTACGCGCCCGCCTTCTAGAACTGGGTTTGAATTGGGACGGGAAACGCACGGGGAAAAACAATTGGGCTAATATCCACGCGGCCATTAAAACCGCGCCGCCCGGCTCCCCTCTGCATATTGCACAGGATCCCGATAACTGGGTTTGGGGTTTGCCGTATTATGGTGAGCTTGTGAATATATTTGACCTGTTGAGCATGGGCAACGCACAGCGCACATTTGACCAAAAGCAGGTTGATAAATGGACGCGCCGCCCGCGCCCCGGCGACATTAACAATAACGAAGAAGTCATTACCGGCGACGTAATGACTATTGACGAATACAAAAAGCTTTTTAATTCTGGGAATTAAACAGCGTATTTCATCTATGGAGGGTGGAAGTCTTGGCAGCAATTGAACTAGCTACTAGCTATTTGACTCTTGCGGTGGAGACTTCCACCCTTTCTAAGCAGGTTTCTAAGGCTCTTAGTGGTGTAGGCTCTATTGGTACCCGCGCCGGTCGTGAAATTGGCGACGGCATGGCTAAGGGCTTCGAGCAGACAAAGAACATCGACGTTGAAGGTCTACGCGCGAAGGTCGAGAGTGCAGACCGCGCCCTAGCACAGAGCGCGGACGTTATGGCACGCAAGCGCGCGGCCGCCGCGTCCACGATTAAGCAGGCGCAGGAAAGCGTTAGCGCGGCCATGTCTAAGACCGAGGCGGCTAACGCGCGCCTGGGTGCAGCTGAAAGCCGTCTTAGCGCTCTTCGTGCTAACGGCGGTTCGGCTGATGCTATCGCGCGTGCTGAGGCGGCGGTGCATAGCGCGCGTGCTAGTGTTTCGACGGCGACTAGCGGGCAGATTGGTGCTGAACAGCGCCTAGTTTCGGCACGCGAAAAGTACACGAGCATTTCGCGCGCGGCGGTCTCTCAGACTACGGCGCACGCTCAGGCTTTGCAGTCGGCTAAGGCTAATCTCAAGGATGCAGAGGCGGCGACCGGCGCGCTGGGTGGCGCGACCGAGAAGGCGACCGGGCATTTTGCAGGTTTCCGTAACGCATTCGCAAAGTCTTTTAGCGGTCTTCGTGGAACCGTAGACAAGGAAATGCAGAGCGCATTTAGCGGCGTGACCGCACAGGCAGAGCACGCCGGGCATGAATCCAGCTCTAGGTTTAAGAGCGCGTTTACTGGCACTATTGCCGCCGCCGGTGGTCTTTTTGCGGGCGTGGGTATTTTCAATGCTGGTAAGGATGCGCTTTTCAAGGCGGGCGACCTGGAGCAGTCCGTAGGTGCGGTTGATGCCGTCTTTAAGAACAGCGCGGATAAGATGCACGCGTACGCGGCCGCGGCATCGGATACCGTGGGTATCTCTGAGAACGCCTATAACGAATTGGCTAGTGTGCTTGGTGCATCGCTGAAAAATGGTGGTACGTCGATTGACGAGTTAGGCGACAAGACTAACAGCCTTATCGGTCTGGGTGCTGACCTTGCATCACTCTACGGTGGCACGACGAAAGACGCGATTGATGCAATTTCGTCCGCTCTTCGTGGTGAAATGGATCCTATCGAGCGCTACGGTATCTCGCTAAATGATGCCGCCTTGACCGCTAAGGGTCTAGAGATGGGCATCAAGAAGACCGGCGGCGCTTTCACCACTCAGGAGAAGCAGCTCATTACGCAGGCGCTTCTTTTCGAGCAGTCTAAGGATGCACAGGGCAATTTCGCGAAGGAGTCGGATACTTTCGCTCATAAAATGCAGGTGGCTAACGCGCGCCTTGAGGATATGAGCACAAAGATAGGCGGCGCTATCCTTCCTGTGGTCGTTAAGATCATGGACGTCTTCGGTAAGGCGCTTAGCCCCGTGCTGGAGGAAGTGGGACGCGGTTTTACGGCGTTCGGCGCGGCCTGGAATGAATTTAACGGTGACATCACGAGCGCCGGTTTTCCTGGCTTTATGGAGGCGGCGGCATTTGTCGCGCGTAACCTCTGGGAAACGATTAAAAACGCTTTCCAGAACGGCATTATTCCGCTATTCCGTGACCACGTTATGCCCGTGCTGGATACCGTCGGTACGGCATTTATCGACTTTTTCAAGGGCATTTACGGTTTTCAGGATTACGGCGAACCGGTAAGCGTATTTAATCAAATCGGCGGCGCAATTCGCGATATCGGTAAATGGCTTATCGAAAATGTCGGTTTGTGGGCACCTTTTGCCGCCGGTATTACGGCAGCGTTCACCGCATGGAGCACGTATCAGAAAACTATTACCCTGGTTAAGATTGCACAGGAGGCGCTAAACAAGGCTTCGGCGGCATTTAGCAAGACTAACGTTATTTTGGTCGTTATTGGCTTGATTGTCGGTGGCCTGATTTTGGCGTATAACAAAATCGGTTGGTTTAAGGATTTTGTAGACAATTCTATTAAGGTTATTGGCGACGTTTTTGTTTGGCTGTATGAAAATGCGGTAAAGCCCGCTTTTGAATGGATTGTCGAGGCAATTAAGGGCGTAATTGATTGGTGGAATACCTCTTTTGTGCCCGCTTTCAATGAAGGCGTAAAAATTGTTGGCGACGTTTTCAACTGGCTGTACGAGAATGTTGTTAAGCCGGTATTCGAGGGCGTAAAGGGCGCAATTGAAGGCGTTGTAGACTGGTGGAATAATTCATTTGTCCCGGCGTTCGACGCGGGCGTTAAGGCTGTCGGTGCCGTTTTTGAATGGCTTTACAATAATGTTGTGATGCCGGTCTGGACGGCTATTAAAACCGTTATTGCGGTTGTTATTGCGGTCATTCTTACCATTTTTGACGGCTTGAAGGCTGTCGTTGAGAATGTTCTAGCGCCTATTTTCAAATGGTTGTACGAGAATATTATTATTCCGGTTTGGAATGGAATTAAGGATATTATTTCCGGTTTCCTGGACTGGTTTAATAACACTCTTGTGCCCGCAGTGAAAACCGTTATTGATATTCTCGCGGATATCTTTAATTGGCTCCGTGATAACGTCGTTATGCCCGTCTGGAATGGCATTAAGGGCATTATCGACGGCGTTGTTCAGTGGTTCAATAACACCGTAGCGCCGCTATTCCAGACCGCATCTAATATTATTGGCGACATTTTTAATTGGCTGTGGAATAACGTAGTTAGCCCGGTGTGGGAAAACATTCGCCGTGGTATTGATATTGTCGTTCAGTGGTACAGCGGCGTTGTGCAGCCGCTTATTAAGTCGGTTACCGACGCTATCGGCTCCGTATTCAACTGGCTGTACGAGAACATTGTTAAGCCCGTCTGGGATTCGATTCAGAATGTCATCAGGGCGTTTACTGACTTCTTTAACGGCGTTATTTTCCCGGCGATTAAGGCGACTATCGACGCTATTTCGTCGGTATTCCGCTGGTTGCTGGATAACGTGGTGCGCCCTGTTTGGGACGGTATTCTAGGCGTTATTCGTGGTGTTTGGGAAAACGGCATTAAACCCGTTTTCGACGCACTCACTAATTTCGTTACCCGTACTATTCCCGACGCTTTCCGTAACGCCGTGGACGCTATCGGCAAGTTCTGGAATGGCATTGTTGATGTTGTGAAAAAGCCCGTGAAATGGGTTTTGCAGACCGTCGTTAATGATGGTTTCATCCGCAATTTCAATAACCTCGCAGGAACTTTCAATATCGGTAAAATCCCTGAGATTAACCTCTCAGGGTGGGCGACCGGTGGTTACACTGGACGCGGCGGAAAGTACGAGCCCGCGGGTATCGTTCACCGTGACGAGTTCGTGATTAGGAAAGAGGCGCGGCAGCGTTTCGAGCGCGAGAACCCGGGCGTTCTGGATCACCTGAACCGCACGGGTGAGCTTCCGTCGGCCTCGCTGGTTGGTGCTGGTGCCCAGCGTGTCGGTGAGTCGTTCGCTGTACCGTTCGGTGTGCGTGATTCGTCGGTGCCCGGCTTCGATATCGGCGGCATGGTGGCAAGCGTCGTTAAGGCAGGCGTAGACACGGTGAACGCCGGCGTGAACGCGGTTCGTGAGCTTGCAGGCACGGCGGCGGGTAAGGTGCTGGACGTGGCTATCACCCCGGCGAAGAACCTTATTGCTGGCATCGCCGGCCTGTTCCCCGGTTATGCCGGTGATGTGATGAAGGGCGGCGGCGACGCTATCCTAGACGGCGCTAAAAATTGGGTCGTGGAAAAGCTCAAGGGCAAGGATGAACAGGGGCGTGACGCGGCGAGTGCGCACGCTGTGGCACCGTCCGGCGGCGGTGTCATGCGTTGGCGTGACACGGTTGTTCAGGCGCTGGGTATCGCTGGTCTACCCGCTACCGACGCTTATGTCAATGCGTGGCTTAGCCAGATTCAGAGTGAATCTAATGGCGACCCGAACGTTACGCAGTCCGGGTATGTGGACATTAACACTATTACCGGCGACCTTGCTATGGGTCTGGTGCAGGTTATCGGTGCGACATTCGCGGCATTCCGCGACCAGTCGTTGCCTAATAACCGCTTGGATCCGCTGGCTAACCTTGTGGCTGGTATGCGTTATGCGACCGCGCGCTATGGTTTCGGTGGGCAGCTGGGTGTTATCGGTCATGGTCACGGCTACAGCGGCGGCGGTTTGGTGAATGGAAGCACGGCGTTTAAAAACGCGATTGTTCCTTCTCTTTATGACCGAGGCGGTAAGATAAATAATGGTGTACAGGTGATTGACCATCGCCGCGCTACCCCGGATTACGTGCTCACTGATTCGCAGTGGCACACTATGTACAGCATCGCGAATAATACCGCTTCGAGCACCACCAATAGCGGTATTACCATTGGTAATGTCTACGGCTTGGATGCTGTGGACGTGGCAGAGGAGATTATGAAGCGCAAGCGTCGAGAGGAGCTACTGAGTGCCTGATATGAGTAAGCCCGCGCCTACGTTGTATTTGCACGCGGGCGGTCTGGGCGGTGAAGTTTTTAACTTTTCCTCAGTTGCGACCACGGCGTTTACGGCGCTTGAGGGGCTGGACGGGTTCGGTATCCCAGAGCCGGACTGGCGCACGGCGCAGCGGAATGACGGCGGCGGCTCTTATGTGCGTTCGCTCCGTTTGAAAGAGCGTGAGCTGTTTATCCCTCTGATGATTTGGGGTGAGTCACAGGCGGAATGTCTGGCTAATTGGGATGCGCTGGTAGCGGCCTTGAATCCCCGGGTTGGTGAATCGTCCGTGCTGGAGGTTCGCCGCCCGGGGCAAGCGCCACGTTTTATTAACGTGGTGTATAAGAGCGGCCTAGGCGGTAAATTCGGTGAAGATTTTAGGGGCTGGTACTACAAGTTAGGGCTCACCCTAATTGCCCATGATCCGTATTTCTGGGAATCTGACCAAATGCTCAGCTGGAATGTGCGAGGCGACTACAAGGCGTTTATTAGCGGCGGCGAAATGGTGAAAACACACAAATTTTTCCCCGTGATTCTGTCGCCGTCCGTGGTGAATGGTAGCCGTGATATTACGATTAGCGGGGATGTTGATTCAGCCCCTGTCTGGCAGATTACCGGCGCGGTGACCGACGTTAGGGTTACGAACGTTGAGACCGGCGAATCGTTTAGTATCACGGGCAGCATTGCCCCGGGCGAGACTATCACGATTGACACTACTGTTTTTGATATTTACTCGCAGAATGACCGTTCGGGGGCGCTCTGGGATAGGCTAACCACGGATTCTACGCTATTCCGTCTAGGCACCGGGCGACACACTATCAAGGTGACCGGCTCCGGTATGGACGAGCGTTCAGAAATCGCCTTGATTTACAAGCCCCGCTACGTGAAGGGAATCTAAACCGAATGTCCGTTCAGGTTTTGATGAGGGATGAGAATTACCGCCCGCGCGGTTTCCTCATCGCGTCCAAGGTCGAGATGATGCGCCGTCTCAACCGACCGGACACATTCATTGTGAATGTGTCGGCAGAGTCGGCGCAGCAGGCGACCCGCTTACGCGAGGGTTGGGGGCTTGTCGTGCAGGACGGCGATTTTAGGGTGTCCGGTGTAATTACACAATTTTTCCGCACGGCGAAGGACAATAACCTAGAGGTGGAAGTCACGTGTACATCTGAACTGGCGTTCCTGGGCGACCGCTTGACGTATCCAGACCCGGCGCATGAGGAAACTCAGCAGCAGGCCGCCCGCTGGAAGGAACGCGGCGCGTGCGAGACGGTCATTAAGAATCTTGTCGCTAAAAATCTTGGTGTCGAGGCGCTGGAGTCCCGCCGTGTCCCCGGCTTTGCTGTTGCGCCGTCTCAGGGGCGCGGCGGTGATGCCTCCGTGGACACGCGCCTAAAAAATCTTCTTGATGTGGTCGAGCCGCTGGCAACCGCCGGGGGTTTGCGAATGAACGTTCAGTTTTCACCGGGCGCGCTAACATTCGACACGATCCCGACGCGTAACCTATCCCGACGCGTCCGCTTGTCCTGGGTTTCCGGTGAGGTTATCGGCTGGGAAATGACCGACCGCGCCCCGTCCGTTACCGCCGTTATCGTCGGTGGACAGGGCGAGGGCGTGGACAGGCGGCTAGACTCTAGGCAGCGTCTGGATTCGTGGCGGCGACGCATCGAGATTTTTAAAGACCGACGCGATACCGACGAAGCGGGGGCGCTAGAGAAGACCGCCAATGAGGAGCTGGATAAGGGCATCTCTGAGCGGATTATGAAGGTGACCGTGCAGGAATCGGACACGCGAAAATTCGGTGTGGCTTTCGACGTAGGCGACACTATCACTCTTGACGTGGCACCGAATGTCACGCCTTATGATTCGCGCGTGGTAGAGGCTAAAATTATGTGGAGCGAGAATACGCGTACCGTCGAGCTTACGGCTGGCGCGCTTGATTTGACGCTCTCACAGGAACGTATCGAGCGGTTGCGCCGTGAAATTGCGCAGCTGGCAACCGTCTAAGGAGGGCGAAAATATGGCAGGCGAACGTATTATTACGGGCGCGCGTACCGTAGAAGAATCTTTTCCCGTGGTGAATAAGCCGCTAACGGGTGAGCAGTGGAGCAGCGTTACTACGGCTTTCGGTAATGGAACGATTGATGAGGGCACCGGCGATTACCGCGTTACTCTCGATAATGCATCTAATACGGTGTCGGTGGAGCCGCCCTCTCAAACCGGGTTCGCACACGCTACCGTGGGTGGGTATTATCACCGCATTTACGGGCGCGTGTCTTTGCCGTGCCCGCCGGTGACTGAAACCACTACCTATATTTTGGCGTTGGTGCTAGACCCGCTCCGGCAGGACACCGAGCCGCTTAAGTTGGAGCTTTTTAAGGCTCCGATTAGCTACAGCGGCGGCAAGAAGTACCTTATTTTTGCTGAGATTACGCGCCGTCCTAATGAGGTTCTTTCACAGGCAACGGTGAAGATGAAGAAGCCGCATATTGCCCCTACGCTCACGGCGCAGGAGGTGACCGCGCTACCCGAGCCTAAGACTCAGCCGTTCGGCACTATGGCTTACATCAATAGCGAACGTTCGCTTTATCGCCGCTCCGCAACGAACGGGTCTAGTGAGGTGTGGGCGCGTGTCATGGGCGCGCGTCAGACCCCGGTTCTGGGTATGCCTGGCTGGTCTCTACAGTCGTCATCACCCAATAACGTCGGTGTCGTGACTACACCGATTACAGAAGGCTTTTTCTGTCAGTTTTCGGGCGTGCTTGGCCGTGTGGCCTTTGGCTACACTGTTGGCATGGAATGGTCAAATCTGGGTGTGATTATCCCCGAACCGCTCCGTACTAGCAATTACCGAGAAACGATTTTTCCGGCGATCTGGAACACGCGAGCCTCCGGCATTTTCCCGGTGCTGTGCCGCATTCAGTTTATGAGCGGGAACATTGACGTGCGAGCAAATAATGACGTGCGCATTCCGTTTGAGCGCGGCGGTGAGCTGCATATCCCCGCTGTATCGTGGGTTGCTGACAAGTCTAATATTATTGATTGGTGATGCATCATGGCTAAAATCACGGCGCGATTTAGCACGCCCGACGGTAAGCCGTACCGTGGCCGCGTGGTTTTTTCCCCGCTGGCAGATGTGGTGTTGGGAGCGCGGGGCGACCGCGTAAATATCCTGGTTGGCGATTTCGAGGCGGTGCTAGACCCTGGCGGTTTTTTTGCCATTGACCTACCGGCGGGTGACTATGCCGTGCGATTCAAGATTGATAATGCTGAGAGTGGGCAGATGGCCAAGATTCGCGATACCCTGGTTAAGGTGGAAGGCGATTCTACCCTAGCGGATTTGATCGCACCGCCCGCCCCGGTTCCCGCCGGGGCTATCCGAGTAAATGAGCGAGACCTAGCACATGGAGTGATGCCGTAGTATGGCACGATTTGGAGACATTCTACTAGTTACACTGAATGAAAATAATGAGTTGGAGGGTAGCGCCCTAGCGCATGTGAAGCGTGTGGCAGAGGAAGCCGCCGCGCGCGCCGCCGCGCCTAAGCTGGACGCTACCGCGTTTAGTGCGTACGTGGCGCAGGCGCAGGCACGCGGTACTACCGCTACGGTGCAGAATCGTAGTGCGTCCCTGAACGCGGTGACTGAATTTAACGCAGACCCTACCGGTTCGGTGGATTCTACGGCGGCGATTAACCGCGCTATCCAGCGCGCGGCAGAGATTGGCGGCGGTACCGTCCATCTCCCGGCGGGCAGCTATAAGGTGTCCTACCCGTTTATTGAATTGCTGGGTAGCGTGCATCTACAGGGCGCGGGGCGTGAGTCCACCACCCTGTTTGTGGATACCGCCGTACCGGTGCCGGTGAAGACCGCCGTTATTCACGCTGGAAATTATGACGAGCCGCGCCGTGGCAACGGAAATATTCTGATGGGTGTTAGCGACCTGTTCATCAAGTCCGAGCACGCCCGCCGTACCCACACGGGCAATATCCCCGCTAATGTAGGCGGTATCGTCTTCCACACTGAGCTAGGCGCTAACCCTCCCGAGCCGGACGGTGCACACCGCATCGAGAACGTGGTGATCTGGGATATGGCCTATGGTGTCGCTCTGTTTGGTTTGGATGACCAAGCATGCCAGGTGCGCAATGTGCGCATTCGCCGTGCCCGTGAGTTTGGCGTGTGTGTCGGTAAGCCTTTGGAGCACCCGCGCGCGAAGGTGGACGGCAAGCGCGAGACTGGCGCGGGCGACAATATCCTAGAAGCTGTGGACGTTAGCGGCGCGAACATTAGCGGTGGTGGCTTTGCTGGCATCGAGTGCTATACAACTAACACCACTTTCACGGCGTGCAAGAGCTGGTATAACCGCCGCTCTAGCTCCGGCGTCGAGGGTGCTAAGGGTTCCATCTGGGACACTAAGGGTGCTAATGCAGAGCACCCGCATTTCAACATCAAGAATGGCGCAGGCTTCTACATTCACGGTGGACGCAATATTTTCACCGGATGCACCGCACAGGAAAACGGCGGCCACGGTTTCGCTGTCGTGGGCACCGCTAATCAGATTGTCGGTTGCCGCTCCGCATCGTCTTCATGGGGTGATGTGTCGGATAAGTCGCCGGTTTCGGCAGCTGATTTTTTCGTGGCTAATTGGGCATGGGGTCTAACCATGAGCGCATGTCTTAGCCAGTCGGAATACGGTGAAGCGACCGGCGCAAAGTACGGCTTTTTTGTGGAATCATGGGCACATGATGTTATCATGCGTGGCAATTCGTGCGTGAAGGTTCCTACCCCGCTTAAGGCGGCGAATATGGGCAAGAATGTGCTTATTGATGTAAATTCCGAGACGGTGAAGGGCAGCTAATGGCTTCGTATGGTCGAGTAATCGCCCGGTTCAAGGGCTTTCAAGCAGGGTACCGTGTCAAGGGCACCATAGAATTTGTGCCCAAGAATTGGGGCGCAGACGGCGGCGCTATCTTTGCACCGTCGCCGGTTATCGGCTATGTCCGAGAGGATGGGCAGCTCTACGCCTCCGAGATTTTCTACTCCGGGGCGGGCGAGACGCAGGAAGAGGGTGTTAGGCTTCTCACCTCCCCGGTCGAATCGGGTGCGGTCGAGTACCTGGTTACCCCGCGCCTGTTTGATCCCCGAACCGGGTTTGCGGTGGCTTTCCGTGCGTTCACTCTCAAGGTGACGGCGGGCGCTACGGTGGATTTGGTAGGCGCGGTTATTTCGGATTTGAAGCCGCGTACACCGGATACCGGCGGCAACGCCCCGGCTAACCCGGTACCCACGCCGCCGCCCGCGCCGGTAAACCCCGTACCGGATACCCCGGTTACCCCCGCCCCGCCTACCCCTAGCGGTGACGTGCGCATCGTGTCAAGTGCTAACGGAATTTGGGCTTTGGAGCTACCGGACGGGGCGACCATCACCACTACCGGCGGCGGCGAATACGTGCCTAGCGGCGTGCGTGTCGAGCACACCGGCGGCGGCAATTATCAGATTGGAGATTAGGAAATGGCTGTTAACATTATGGGTCTCTTGCCTAGCGGCAAGGCGCCGGACGCACTCAAGCAGGAAATTAGCGAGATGATCGCGGCGGTGAAGCCCGCCCCGGTAGCGGCGACCGACCCGGCTGTTATTCTGGCATCTGGCACCGTTGAGCTTGCAGACGGCAAGACCGCGGCGGCGTATCAGGTGACCGGCGACGTGACCTATGCGCCGGGTATTTCGTGGGTTGGTGTGAAGCCTGGCGCGGGTTTCCGTGGCGCGGTTGCGCTTATTCGTGTCGCAGGTGGTGGTGTGCTTGGCGCGGCCGCGGCTAATGCTGTTGATGCCGCTAAGCCCGCCCCGTCGCCGGTAACGCCGGCTAACCCTCCGTCGCCGGTAACGCCCGCCCCGGTGAACCCCGCCGTTGGTGAAAAGGCTTCCTATAACTTCACTTGGGGACACGGCGGCTGGTACAAGACTGGCGTTCTGGGCCGCTATTTTAAGAATCCTGACACTGATAACTTTGTCGAGGCGTGGGAATATCCGCACGCAGATAAGACCTGGGAACCTGTACCCGAGGGCGGCGCAACCTACGCGCAGCAGGCCGCCCGCGTCCGCACCGTAGCTACCGCCGGCGCTCCGATTGGCGAAGGCGACGCATGGGTGTTCACTACCGCCGCGCCGCTTAGCGGCTTCGATAGCGTTTATGTCGGTGATGGTGACGGCGCATCAAAGATTATTGTCAGTAATGGAAAGTACGGCTACGCAAACAACGTAAACTCACGGGGCGTATTCGGTACCGCCGGTACCGAGTACGCTAATGGTTCATGGAATGCTGTGGACGTGCAGGCAGGCGATAAGTTGGAGATTAAGCGCTCCGAGGGTTACGCGATAGGCTCTGTGATTCGCGCGAATGGTGCTAAGGAACAGATTTTTGATTTCAAGCACAATTTCACGAATAACACCACCGCCGGTTTCCAGGGCTGGAATTTCCAGAAGATTAAGGCTGAGCTTATCCGGGCGGCGGCATAAATGGTGACTGAATTTTTTGCAGTTTTGGCGGGCGCGAACACTGTTTTTGCGCCCGCTCCGGGCGGTTTCAAATTGGACGCTAATACGAACATTATTATTGATGCTAATTCGTATTATGCGAAATGGGTTTATGACCCTATTAATGAAATTGGCGATTTGAAAAAGCTAATTTCTGAAAAGGGAATTACTAGCGTTACCAATGTTGCTATTCCTGGGCAGACCTGGACCAATATGCGCATGAGTCATGGTGACGTTGTGAACGCGTATCGCCCTGGCATGAAGAACGTGCTGATTTGCGGTGAAACCCGTAACTGGGTTGCGTCTAATGCGGATGCGACGGCAGAGAAGGCGATTAAGCAGGCTGTAGATTATGTGCGGACTGTTACGGCGGCAATTCGCGCTAGGTATTTCCCGGGCGATAATACCCGTAAGGTTTTCGATAAGATTATTATTTGCGGAACTATCCCTAATTCTACTTTCGGTGATGAGCCGTGGAAGAATAATATTTCTGCCCTGAACGCGGTTTTGTTGAAATTTGATCAGATTGTTGGTGGCACCTATAAGGCGTTAGGTTTTGACGCTTTCGCTAATTTCCGTGCGAATACTGAGTTTTTCGGTGGTGATGGTTCGGAAAAGCCGGGTTTTGCGCAGAATCAGAGCACGGTTCTAGAGCAGATGAATACCGGCGAATACGTCCACCCGACCGGGGCGGCGCGTGATGCTTTTGCGGCAGCAATTGCGACGGCGCTAAAATCAGTAGAGGAATAATTTTCACTCAACAGAAAGAAACACCTATGCCGCCTAATTTTTTTGACCCGCTGGCGGCTAGCTTCTGGGACATGCTACAGCTGGCTATCGGTGCAGCTGTAACCACGCTAACCATTAAATTTAGTGGCTGGCAGTCCACAAAGAAAAAGGAACTAGCAGAGCGGCGGGTAAAAGATGCCGAGATTATGGCGCGCCTGGATGAGCTGGCAAACCAGAGCCAAGCGGTTAAATCCGAGGTCAAGAATAGCCACGGTACGAACCTACGCCATGATCTGGACGTGGCTATCAAGAGCGCTACCGAGGCACGCGATAATTCGACGCAGGCGCTAAAGATTGTCAAGCAGATTAGCGATTCTTTGAAGTCGCTAACCGTCGATTTTCGGGAATCTAAGCGCGAACATATCGATTTTCGCGAGCGCCATAATCAGAGCACGGAAGAGATTCATGACCTTAATAAACGAGTGAACGCTCTATTTTCTGCACAGAACAAGAAGGAGACTAACCATGAGTAATTACGTGGACATTACCCACTGGAACGCCACGTCTTTCACGGCGGCGAACCGCACTATTGACGATATCGACACTATCGTTATTCACCATTGGGGTGTTGATGGCCAGCGTTTTGATGATGTGTGCCGTTTCTTCCAGAATGGCCCCGGCACTAGTGCCCATTATGTTGTGGAGGCGGGTAAGTGTGCGCAGCTGGTCGAGTTGAAGGATATCGCGTGGCACGCGGGCGATTGGAACGCGAACGCTCGTTCTATTGGCGTTGAGTGCCGCCCTGAAATGTCTGATGAGGACTTCGAGACTCTGGCGCACGTCATTGCGGATATCGAGACCTACTACGGCAAGAGCTTCTACATTCACGCCCATAAGGATTATTTCAATACCGCGTGCCCTGGTCGATACTATGATCAGCTGGATCACCTGATCGAGCGCGTGAATGAGATTGAGGCTGGCATTGATAACGCGCCGGCTCCGCTGTCTCATGAGCAGGTTGACGAGAAGCGCGCCGCCTGGGAAAAGCTCATGAAGGAGCTGGAGGAGGCTAAGGCCGCCGGTGTAGAAGTCGGTAAGTGCCTGGCACAGGTTCAGTAAAACGTTCGTTCTATTTTTGGAGGTCTGATTATGAACGAAACTCAGCGCAAGGCTATTTACGCCTTTGTTACCGCCCTTATCCCCGTGGGCATCGTCTACGGTATCGTGACTCAGGAGCAGGCGGCGGTTATCGTCCCCGCTATCCTTGCTGGTCTGTCGCTTATCATGGCTTACGTGCATGTGCCCGCGCCGGGCGATAAGCAGCAGGACGCGGCGGTTACCGACGATAGCGAGCGCGGCGAACTGTAACCGTGCTATAATATCGGTGTTCCTTATCAATTGTTCCGTAGTTGGGATGTTGAGAGAATATCGGTGGAGTGGTCACACTGTCGGGTGTTGGCACAGAAGAAACCCCCTAGCCTGTGGTTGGTGCTAGGGGGTTTCTTTTTTGCGTGCTAGGTGAAGTTCCGCCGGTTAGCCCGTACAACGAATACGCGCGGTGTGAAGCCCGCGTATGCCGCCCGGTAGCGGGGGTACCGGGTGCGACACAGCATCTCTACAATATCGCCGCTAAACTTCGTGGCAATGACACGGTACCGCGCCCGGCCTCTGTCTCATAGCTGGTTACCCATTTCGAGGTGGTGAAGCCCGGGTAGCGGGCGGCTATGTCGCCGGCGTACTCATAGCCGCGTTCGGTAAGGTCAAGCACTATACGCACCCCGTCCTAACGCCTTTTCAAGCGTATCCAAATCTTCCAGCAGACCGGGCAGCTTATAGCCTTTGTGCATCTGATACCCCAAATCTAGCAGCTTCACGATTACGGTTACTTGCAGGCCGTGGGGGTTGTGCTGGGTTTTGCGGATGAACCGGGCGGCGGCTTCGAGCGCGCCGGGTGACGGGACGGGTGCGCCCTCTAGGTGTAGTTCGAGGCACCGGCGGGCTTTGCGAATGTCTTCCGCCCCGCCTTTCTTCTTGCATCGCCATACGTATTTTATGGCCGCCCCCAAAAAATAGGGCGCTTCCATGATGAGTGGTTCGAGGGCTAGCCCCTGAATCTTGCTGTAGTGTGCCGGGTTGATCGGGTCGTTAGTCATTGCTGGTTTCCTGTTCGAGTTCGAGCAGGGCGGCGCGGGTGTACAGCGCCTTTTTCTGGACGTTTAGGGGCTGGGTGGTATCGGTGAGAATTGCGGTGAGCCATTCGATGGTTGCCGCGTGCGTGTCGCCGGTTACCGGCGCGGGCTTAGCCTTAGCGGGCGCGGCCTTGCGCTTGCGAGCCGCTACGGGGGTAATCGCAGGCGGTGCCAGGTACGCGGCAGTGAGTGCCTTTACGGTGCTATCTACCGCCTTACGCGCCTTGATACGCCCCGGCGCGCGGGATGCCTTGAGAAATTCCAGCGCCTCCGCATAGGTGAAATGCCAGGCCGCGCTAGTAACCTTGATGCCCGCGTCCCCTACGGCGTTAGGCGGGTAGTTGAATTTTTCGCCGGTGCCCGGGTGATTCGCAAGGTACGAGTTAAGAGCTGCACCGGGTGCCTTGATGCCCGCCGCCTGTAGCAGGGCAAACGCGCGAATCCAGATCACGCCGTCATCTTCGACGCAGAAAGTCACGAGCTTATTGTTGATGGTTTCGTGGTGGAGACGGGGCATGATTAGCGCTTCCTTTCGTTGTAGATTTGGGTGAGGTGGATGTGTACGCCGGGGTTGTCGCCGTATTCTTTGACGGCTTCGAGGCGGTGGCATCGTGCGTCATCTTCGATAATGCCGCCGCTGGTAAGCGAGTCAAAGACCGCGCGGGCGAGCTTGTCAATGTCTGGCTTTACCGCGTGTATCGGGTCTAGCGTGCCCTGGAACAGCGCGCCGCTCTTCGGCTCTGTGAATACAAACCGTAGGTTCGCTTGGAACGCTCCGACGATTAGGGGCGCTCCAACCGCCTCGCTGGTCTTGAGGTGGTGTTTTCGCATGGTTTCGCGCCACTCTTTTGTTTTGGGGTTCGCTTCGACGGCGCGGCCACGGTAAACGGTTTTGGAGCCTTGCGGTACCGGCCCCGGTTTACGGGGTATGAATGTCTTGTAGTGCATCGGGTGGTTTCCTTCCTGACATTTACACTATAAACCTAGATGCATGGTGGGCGCAAGGCTAAACACTGTGAGTATAGTCACTCTTGCAGAGTGAGGGGTGGCATCTAATACATGCTATAATTGACAGTATCGAGAGATTACTAAGCGGTTTTGTCCTCTTTTGTGAAGCTTTCGGGATGGGTTAAATATCCCTCTAATCTACGGATTGGGGGGATATTTTTTTACCCAAAAACACCCGCTACCCCCCTGTTTTGATACCCCTACCAAAATGTGCCTAGGTACATTTTGCAGGGGGGGGTAGGTACATTTTGCAGGGGGGGGTAGGTACATTTTGCAGGGGGGGGTAGGTACATTTTGCAGGGGGAAATAGAAGTAATTAAATAGAAGTTAAATAAATAGAAGAATCTAAATCGAAGACGCGCGCGGGGCGCGGCGTGTGAGATTGCGGGATACCCCCCCCCGGTGCTATCCTGAAAACACCAAACCCACCCCTTGCTAAAAATCACGAAAGGACAACCACCCATGAGCATTACCGCGATCATGGCAGCAGGTTACGTTACCCACACCCCTACCGGCGAGCAGATGAAGCCGTCCAGCCTCTCAACGTTGAAGGCTCTCGCTTTCTGCACCGGCGAACATTCCAATTCGTGCTACCCGTCCGTGCGCACCTTGCAGGAGATGACAGGGCACAGTGTCCGAACAATTCGCGCGGCCTTGAACGACTTGGAAGAGATGGGTTTTATCACCCGCGCCGCCCGTGCTGGTACTTCCACCGTCTACGCTCTCCAGATTGACGTAATGCGAGCGCACCACCGCCGCCGCCGCTGGACTGAAACCCGTGACACTGGAAACCCGTACGCAGGCGACCATAACGCCGTAACCGTAGTAGATGAAATCCCTGTTGAAGAACAGTCGGCAAATGTCAAGCGAATCAACTTTGCAGAAGCCACGGTAGAGCCGGTAGAAGCAGAAACCCCCGCACCCGTACCCGCTGTACCCGCGCCGGTCAAGAAGAAGACCAAGAAGGGCGACACTACCCCCGCGCTTGATGAAGCGTTCAACGAGTTCTACAAGGACACTTACCCTCGCAAAATGGAGCCGTTGAAGGCACGCCGGGCGTTTGAGAAGGCTGTGAAGAACGGCGCAGACCCGCGCGAAATTATCGAGGGCGCGCGCCGTTTCGCCGCCGCTACCGCCGCTAAGGGTAAAACCTATATCCCCTACCCCGCCTCGTGGCTAAACGCGGGCGGCTGGATGAACGAGGCGGGCGACATCGCCCCGGTAGAACCTACCCCGTGGCAGAAGAAGACCGCGCGTATGGTTCAGTCAATGCAGGCCGCCGCCGTGGTGAATAATGCCCCGGCGCTTACCGGCGTTACCCACACCGCGCCCGCCGCGCCGCTGGCTATCGAGCCTGGATACATCTAAGGGGGCGACCGTGAATAAGCAGGAATGCATGACGTTCTACGCACAGGCAGCAAAGGTTGATAGCCGCCTCCCTGATCGTGAAATTGATGAATTTGATGCGTGGGAAATGCTACTAGCCGATATTCCCCCTAAGTTCGCGCCTATGATTTTTCGCGAGATTTACCGGCGCGTGCAGGTTCAGCAGCTACAGCCTGGCCATATTGTCGAGGCATGGGAAACCGTGCGTAAGAACGTAAACGCCGCTATCGCCCGGTGCCAGTCTTTCGATAAGCGCACGCGTGAGCTGGACGTGTCAGACCGTGAAGATGTCACGAAATTTAACGAAGTGGTGGAAGCGTATAACGCGGCGCTGGATTCGCTACCCGTCGAGGTAGCGGCGGCTAACGGCTTCGAGCGTAAAGAGTTGGTACCTGTACCGGGTGAACGCAAGCCCGCGCCCGCCCCGGCGTGGTTTAAATCACTGCAAAAGGGTTAGGTTTCGGGTTGCGCCGGGTAACCAAGTAGGTACATAGTATAAATGTAAGGCAGATAGCCTACAAAACACCCAAACCTGAAAGGAAGCCCCAAAATGGCCAAGACCTACACCCTCACCGTTTGCCCATCCTCCGACCGCGTGCGCAACCTCCACGGCGACGTTGTGACTTTCACCGGCACCCTGGACGAACTGGTACGCGAACTTGAACACATGCAGGGCGATAACGAAACCGTCGAGTTTTGCCGCGAAATCTGGAAGTGCGATTACGAAGAAGAAGGCGTTACCGTCGGCAATGAAAAGGTGTACCGCCTGTTCAGCATGAACAAGGATGCTATTTGCCTCGCACCCGTGAAGCCGACCCCGTACCTGGTTCGCAAGTTCGCCCGCGTCGTACTGGGTGACTGGATCCACGAGGCTAAGCACTGGGAACACCTCATCAAGATCGAAGAGGCATAACCTCCGCCGGCAACCGGCAAACCAAGCCCCGACCCTCACCGGGCGGGGCACCACCACCAAAGAAGGAAAAGATGAAGACACTCATCACCCGCTACCCATGCACCACCGGGTACACCGTAATAGCAGCTCTACAGCTAACCGCATTTTTCGCGGCCATGCTGAATAACCGGCTAGACCCGGCGCACATCTCAAACGTGCTCTTGTCTGTAATCGTCGTTTGCTGTGGCTTTGAGATTGACATGCTCAAGCTTGAGAAGAAGGATACCCGCCGTGAAGATTAACACTCTTATGCGCCGCGCAACCCCCGCGCCCGCGCCCGGCTCCGACGAATGGAAGCAAAAGATTACCGCCTCCAAGGTGGCATCTGTGGTCTGTAAATCCCCGTGGGCTTCTAAATTTGCGCTACACGCAGAGATGACCGGCCGCTACGAATCCGACCCGATTAACCCGGCGGTACTGGAAGCCGGTAATATTCTGGAACCGGCGGTAGCGGAGTGGTTTCAGCTGCACAACCCGGGCGTAGAAGTTCGCGAGTGCAAGAAGCGCAACACCCCCGTATGGTGGGTGGATAAAGATAACGCCGATTTTGCCGCTACCCCTGACCGTATCCTAGTCGATAAGGAGACCGGCGAAGTCACCGCACTACTGGAAATCAAGACCGCCCGCGTCGCCTCCGAGTGGGGCGAAGAGGGTACCGACGAGGTACCCGAGCACTACAAGCTACAAGCGCTTTGGCAAATGCGGTGTACCGGCGTAAAGACCGTTATTTTTGCCGTACTGCACGCCGGGCTGAGGTTCGCTACCTACCGCGTGGACTGGAACCGGTACGCGGTGGCAGAGCTTACGGCGGCGGCTGTTGATTTTATGGACGCGGTGCGCGCCGGACGCACACCCGATTATCGCGAGGAGCCGGGCGCGTTCTCGACCTACGAAGTGCTTAGGTATTATTTCCCTGAGTGCAATGGTGAGGCTGTGATGTTGAGTGATGATCTGGTCTACAGGACGCGGCGCGCTAAGCGACTAAAGCGATTGGCCGCGCGCGCTGAGGATATCGTCAAGAATGAGCTAACCGCCGTTATGGGCAATGCGAGCGCGGGCGTAGATTACGCGAACCGAACCGTAGCCCGGCGTTCACAGCGCAAGACCCCCAAGGGGTTTAGCCGCCCGTGGGTGACTATGGTCTAGGGGTGTGTGATGATTGACTGGATTAATAAAATTTCATACACCGGGTTTTATCATTGGCTAATTTTGACCGTACACCCGCTAGTTATGATTGTTGCCGTAACGACTCTCACGCTAGGCGCAGCTTTCTACTACACCCGCCGCGTTATAAGCTCACCGGCTGAAAGCCGTGCGGAAGCGCATTTATTCCCGGCTGTGGTTATCCCGATCTGGACTATTTTTGCTGGCTGGGTTACCTCTGAATGCTTCCGAGTCCACGGCGTAAATGCGGGTGAGCCGCTTATCGTAGTTAGCAGCTTTAGTTTTTGCCTCTATTTCCTAGCGGGGTGTATGGGTATCGCTTTGGGATTCAAAGAAGAAAGCGAGTGACATGTTTCACTGTATTTTCTTTAATTCTCGCTTGCGTTGCACACCCCATAAGGTTTACACTATAAATGTAAGGCGGATAGCCTACAGAAACCCAAACCGAAAAGGAAAACGAATCATGAGCACCACTTACCGCTACAAGGGCTTCCAGCTCAACAAGATTGACGATACCCTCTACACCATCGACCGAGGCGACGAAGAACACGCCGTCATCGAGAAGGCACCGGAAACCTACGGCGGCGGTTGGGTAGTCTACCGCCCCCATATCCTAGGCATGTACGGTCACAAGAGCGACCGCATCACCCGCAACGAAGGTTCAGCTAAGACCCTCAAGGCTCTGTTCCAGAACTGGGTGAACGAGAATTACGGTGACGCATACGCCCGCAAGAACTAGCACCGCACATAATAACCACCGATAACCGCCGGGCGGCGGCAACTTCCGAATACCCACCGCCGCCCGGCATCACCACCACCGAAAGGGACCTACACCGTGAGCACCGAGATTCAGCAATTCACAGGCACCGCGCTACAAGTCAAGAATGATTTTGTAGACCCCATCAAGAACGCTATCACCGGCGCGCTACCGCTATTCATGCGTGAAGACGCGGACGCATGGATCAGGGGCGCAATTCTTGAAGTCTCCAAGACCCCGCAGCTTGTCCAGTACGCCAAAAACAATTTTCCAGCGTTCGCAGGCACGCTAACCCGCGTCGCCGCCCTTGGTTTGCCACTCAATCGAGACATGGTTTACGTGCTCCCCTTTGCGTCGAAACAGGGGATACAGGCAAACGTGATTATGGGTTGGCGTGGTGAGCTTGAGCTGATTTACCGCGCGGGCAACGTCGAGACGGTACACCATGAAGAGATCTTTGAGAATGACCGGTACGAGTGGAGGGACGGCGCGCCGCGTCTCATCGCGCCCGCTCCAGAGGGGCAGCGCGGCAAAATCAAGCACGCCGTAGCATGGGCAGTTTTGAAGAGCGGAAAAATTAGCCAATATGCGGTTGTGAGTGCTGACCGTATCGCCGCCGCTAAGAAGGCATCACGCGGCTCTAGCTCACCGTCTAGCCCGTGGGTACAGCACGAAACAGCTATGTGGCGCAAAACGGCCATTCATGAGCTGGCTAACTTCGTTGATTCGAGCGTAGAAGAGTGCCGCCCGGAACGCCTGGAAGCCATGAAGACCCGCGCCGCGCTCGCTTTGGATGTAGAGCGCGAAAAGACCGCGCGAATGGAAGCCGAAAACCGCGCTATGGAACTCAAGCTAAAGCTAATGGAAATGGAAGCAGAAAAGAAGGAGAAGAGCTAATGACACTGGACGCGAACCGCGTAGACCATGTGCGCAATTTCGATTTTTCAAAGATCCCTAGCGGCTGGTCATTCCTTGCTGAACGCATGGTGCGATACGCAGCATTGCACGCCGATTCACGCGGCGTACTGAACATCAACCGGAAAACTTTTTTTGCTGAGTCAGTCGGTGAAAAGAGCGCACAATACGAGGCAAACCTAATCAACGCGATTAACCGCAAGGTGGACGGCGTGACATTTTCGACCGTTGGACGCGGTTCAAGCGCCCGCCTTGTCATCGTGTTTGATGACGAAAAAATCAGTAAGAGCCTGGAAAAGAAGGAATAGAACATGTCTTCGTACACCGTATTCAAGGGCAATCTTGGAGCAGACGCAGAGCTAAAGACCTCCAAGGGCGGTACTCCATACCTGAGCTTCACTGTCGCCAATTCTACTAACCGAAAGTTGGATAACGGCGAATGGGAAACCACTAACACCACCTGGAAGCGCGTAACCACCTGGGATAACCTGGACGCTCTCACCCCGCATCTCAAGAAGGGCGCGGCCGTGCTGGTTGAAGGCCATGAGGAATTGCGCACCTGGCAGAAGGAAGACGGCGGCGAAGGCTATAGCCTGGACGTTACCGCGCGTTGTGTTGCAGTTATACCGCGCGTCCCGGTGCAGACTAACCCGGTTGCCGCGTACCCGGTGGCGACTAACGCCCCGGTTGCACAGCCTGGCTATGCGCAGCAGGGACAGCCGCCCGCCGCGTATGCACAGCCCGCCGCCGCGCCGCCCGCTGGTTATGCCGCCGCCGCTAACGCTTCGAGTGGTTGGGGTGGATACGACAGCGGGGCGACCCCGTTCTAACCCCTAGCCCGTGAACCCCCGGTGAATAATCGCCGGGGGTTCGGCGTATCTAGGGCGCGAAAAAAAGTTTAAAAAATCTTTGATTCTGGCTTGCTTTCCACCCTCCACAAGGTTTACACTATAAATGTAAGGCAACGAAGACCTTACGAGATACCCAAACCGAAAGGAACCCCAATGCTGGAGTACTACGAAATTCAGGAATACGTTACCGAGGTAGCAGCAGGTAGCTACCCGTTCCGAGTAATCGACGCAGTAACCGCCGATATCTTCGAGCGAGGCATAGCCGTCGAGATGGAAGACCTCAAGGCTTACCCGCGAACCCGTGAACTTCTTAAGATTCACAACGCGGCCTAACGACCAACCAACTAAGCCCCGCCCCTAACCGGGCGGGGCACCACCAAACTTCATCATGGCAAATCAGTTTTACAAAACAGAAACATGCTCCCAATGCGGTAACCCCTGGGAAAAACCCGATCTAGTCAATTGCCGCCGGTGCAAACAGCGCGAACTCAAACGCGCCCGCGTACGCCGCAAAAAGGCAGAAAAAGCGGATGAGCTAGAGCGCAAACGCAAAAACAAGGAATGGGCGGCGACCCATTGCTATATTTGCGGTTCGCTTATGGATAATCCAGACCCCAAATGCTACCGTTGCCGCGAACGCATGAAACGCCGCGAAAAATGGCTAGAACGCCGTAACGAGCGCATGAAACCGAACGACCTAAACAACCTAGAAGGCGCTCGCAAATTCTTGCAGGCGCGCCGCCGCCGCCTCAACCAAGACCCCAACACCCCCCCCATCGAAGGAATCGACACATGAAACACCCCATCACCGGGCGACCCCTAACCATCACCGCCGCCGCGCTCGCAACCGTACCGACCGGCTTTTTTCTCGCCGCGCTCATCACCGGCGGCGGTGTGAACATCATTAGCTCGCTTATCACGCTAGGCATGTACTGGGTAGGCGTGGTAATCGTCGCTATTTTTGAATCAACCCCGCGCCCCGCGCGAACCAACCGAGAGGAACACTAACCATGCAGATTATCAATTCCAAAGCTCACCGTTTTATGGACGGCGGGATCATGCACCGTATCACCGTGGAATTTGCGGACGGGCGCAAAACGACTATGGCGCTTTCCCGTGATGCGCATTGGGATAGGCTGGTTTCTCTGGTTGGTGCGTGCAAAATCGCCGGTGTGAGTGAAGACAAATACCGTGCGTTCCTCAAGAGCCGGGGATTTGAGACGGAATACGTCACGGTTCCAGCTGAGATTAACGGGACTTTGCAGGCGCGCAAGATGGTTTTTACCGACCCGCTACACGTGGCAGAGTTTATCAAGCTCAAGCGGGGATATGGCGAAATTTGCGCATGGTTTAACACTATCGGACGCTCTGATCTAGATACCGTGATTGACTTTGACGGTGCCATGAATCCGGTAGAGGCTAAGCGCGCCGGTCTCTTGTCTATCCCTGTAGACGAACCCGCCCCGGCCGCGCCGGTTACCCCGGTTAGTATCGACTTCGACGCTACCGGCGGCATCGAGCAGCTGAACCGCATCATCTCAAGCCTTGATGTGCCCTATCAGGTTCGCGCTCGCGCCCTGAGTATCCAGAATGATTTTAGTCAGTTGGCTAAAGTTGTTGAGACCCTGAACACTACCGGAAAGGCGGCATAAAATGCGCATGACTCGACAGATTATCAAGCTCTCAAGCTACCGCTACACTATGAATTTCAACATCGAGTTTGATTACGATAAGCCCGGCGACCGGCGCGAAAAGCTAGGCGCAGCGCTCCGCTCTATTATCGGTCTGCATGACCTGAATTATAAGGCTAGCCAGGCGATTAAGAAGACGGGTAGCGGCGAATCCGCGCGCGAGGTGTGGAGCTATGAGGTGCTGGAGAGTGAGGATATTTAGCTGAAAATTTTTCTAAAATTTCTTGGTTTTTGGCTTGCATTGCGCCCCTCCATAGGTTTATACTATAAATGTAAGGGAAACAGAGAGGAAAACCTCAAGACCTTACAGACCCAAACCGAAAGGAGCTAGCAATGCTGGCACAACACGAAATTCTCGAATCCCTCACCACCGCAGCACACGGCGAAATCGCACCCGCCGTTCTGGAAGCCGCCGCAACCGAAATCTGGGAAAACAACAGCTTCGAGACCATGGCAGACTTCGAGGCCTACACCGAAACCTGGGAAATCGTCGCAAAGCACGACGCGGCATAACCCCTAACCAACCAACGCCCCGCCCGCTAACCACGGGCGGGGCACCCCCCCAAACCCCTAACCCGAGAGGAAAACACGAAATGGCAATGTCTTACGAAGAGGCCAAAACCTGGAATGATGAACACCTCCCGATCTTGAACCGTGTCGGTATCACAACGGGCGTACAAGATGAACGGTACGGCGACCCCGCCGGTGCATCTGTCGTAATTGTCTACACGGTACACGGCAGGCTTAAGCGCGCGGCTGATCTAATGTCAAACGACCATAGCGAATTTGCCCTAGCAGTCGCCGCCCGTCTGAAAGAATTTGCGAGTATCGGCGGCAAATACGAGAAGCAGGCCGCCGCCGTAATCAACACCCTAACCGAACTCGACCGAGTACACCGCATTACCGAGCTAGAGCATGAAGCGGAAGAGCACGAGCGCGCCGCTAGTAAGGCGTACAAGAAGATTAAGGCTCTCATCTCATTCAAGCCCTAACCGAGAGATACCGCAATGCTTGAGAATCTACTAAACAGCTTCGACCCGCCCGCGTTTTTCGCTACCGCCCCGCTCTGGACAGTATTCACGCTACCCGGCGCAGCAATGGGCATATTCACCGTGATTAGCGCACTAGTGATAATGTGCCTAGTCTACCCGTACAAGGATTCAGACCCCGATTACGAGTTTAGAGGCGTACTAGCCTGTGCAATAGCAGGTGTAGGCGGCGGCCTGGTCTTCGTAGCCGACATTATCGCCCTGGTCATGTTCTGGGACGGCGTGTTACACCCGGCGCTCACCGCTCACGGTGTAAACGGCAATAGCGCCCGTATCCTATCCGACATGATCGCGATCATCACTAATACGGCGGCATTTGTTGCACCTATCGCCGCGTGCGTAGAAATTTTCCGAGCGCTGGAGCGTCGAGAAGACCGCAAGGAGACGCGCCGTAAGTACCTGGAAGCCCTCGCCTTGGAGCGTGCGACCCGTGACTAAACGCCGTGACCGAAACCGAACCGCGCGCCGCCGTAAACGTGTCTACATCTGGCACTGGACAAGCGAGGAAGACCCGCTATACGTCCGCGCCGCGCAAATCCTACAAACCACCATCAAGAAGGAACCGGAACATGAAACGCTACGAACGCGAGGTGTTCGCAGAGGTGCCAATACTCAGCACCTATAGCAAATACACCGATAAACACGACTACCCGCGCCGTGAAATAATCTACAGCGCCATGCCTGACAAGCTACTACGCGCCGCGTTCATGCTCACCTGGAAAGCAGGCGCAAGCTGGAAATACGACCGGAACACAGCAATTCAGAACGCGCTAAAAGCCGTAGACCTCACCCGTGAACTCTACCCGGCAGCACGCATCAAGAAACCAATACCTAGCCAATCCGAAAAGCTGGAATATCTGGGTATGCTGGTAGACCGCATCAACAAGGCCGGGGAATTCAAATCAAAGCACCAATACGGTGCTTTGAAGGCTATCCTATCCGCACAGCACACCGGAGACATTGCACACCTGGGCATCGCAGGCATGAACCTGTACGGCTGGGCAGGTGAGCAATGATAGGCACACTATGCGCTGAATGTGGCAAACCGCCCGAACACTACACGCCCCTATGTATCGACTGTATGACACGGGACGACTGGAAACCCTAACGAAAGGAACAGCACAATGACTAGCGCGGTGTGTGAAAGCTGTGGCAAGCCCGCTAACGAAGCCACAGGACTATGCCTAGTATGTGAAGCCAGGATTTTTAATTACTGGAATTTCAACGACGAGGAACCCCGCTAATGACTAACCCCGTTTGCGCTCGCTGTGGGTGCCCGGCCTCCGAGTACACCTCATCATGCAGGGCGTGCTACAGCCGCCGCCGCTACCGCGCTAGGGCACCACGCAAACCCGCCGCTACCCGGCAACCCGTCTACACCGGAAAGGTTGCCGGGCGGGTACCCGCACTAAACCCACTAATCCCGAACAGGAAGGACACGAAATAATGGAAGCTCTGGGATTTTTCCTCATCGTCTGGTTCGTATTCATGATTTACAGCATGAATAGCTAGGAGAACCAACCATGACCGAATACACGCGCGATACCAACCATGACCGAATACACGCGCGATACCAACCATGACCGAATACACGCGCGATAAACTCTACGTGCAGCTTGATGCGCTCCGAACCACTCTAGAAGAAGCGGTAGACGCAGGAGACGTTTACGAACAGCCCGCCCGCGCCCTATGCTCCCACCTCTGGGAAATCGAAGAACACGCCAAGCTCAAAGAACGCCTAACCGCCGCCTACCCCAAACCCCGCACCCGCAACCGCTGGAAAGGAAACCGATAATGACAGAGAAGACCCCTAAGATTCTGTACGAAGTGATGCCCGGCGAATATCTGGATGTGGCCTCCGCATTCGAGCGGCACCCCGCCCTGTGCGCTAGTTTCGACCCTTACAGTCTGGAACTTACGGGCGACCCAATGCATGAATACGTAGTAGACGCAAAGAGCGGAAAGAAAACCGCCCTATCCGTCTCTGGGTACAACCTCCGCATGTCCGCCGCAAACCTAAGCGCACTCATCAAGATTCTCAACGCCGCCCCGGTAAACGGCGACCCATTGAACGTGACCGTGAACCTTGACATGGACACAAGCGCAAGCAACCAAGCATACGAGCAGATCACCCGCTACCTTGTAGAAATTGGAGGAAACCCCACCCTGAGCAACATTGCCGCCGGGTACATCTATCATGTCGATAGCCTCAACGGTCTACAGGTAGATGCAGCAGGCCGCGAATACGTCGTTAGCCGAATCACCACGCTCACCGGAAGCTACCTACAGAAAGACATCACCACTCCCACGGTTCGCGAAACCCGGTTCATTGTACCCACGCCCGAAAGCTCCGTTATGTTCTGTGCAAAGGGCAAGGAGAAGCTTTACGAATTTGTAGGTGAGGAATACGGCGGGTACCGCATCGTGAAGGTGTTCAAGCCCGAGGGTGAAGCACTCTACGGCGGCGTAATCCTGGAACGAATCGAAGGAGGAGATGACTAATGACCGACCTCACGCTAGAGCTTACCGAGGCTTTCAACCGGCACAACAGCATCTACAACGCACTTTTGGGAAACCTCAAGACCCTAACCACCGCACACACTGAGGAAGTGAGCATCACCCTAGACGTGGGGCACGTACGGGCGCTAACCCGAATCCTGAACGCTGCACCACTCGACGGCGACCCGCTGAACACCCGCGTAAACGTCGAAACCGATACCGACGCATGGGAAACCGACGCATCAAAGATTAACCGGTACCTGGAAGATAACGACTGGGAACCCACGCTAGAAAACGTGGCCGCCGCGTTCATCTACACAGAAACCGACTTCTCACAGCTTGACATCAACCTACAGGGAAAGGAATACCGCGTAACACGTATTGAAGCCGTAGAGCAGTACACCGGCGACGGAAACGGACGCGGCGGCGGGTACACGAAAATTATTACGGTTGCGCCCGGATGGGACGAATACCCTAACTTTGACTTCTATGGAACCGACCCGGAAAACGTAGAAGGCGAAGAACATAAGGAAGCAAACGCCCGCGCAATCCGCTACTACAACCCCGATAACGTAGCGGCACTAGGCGGTATCCTCATGGAACGCACCGCCTAACCACCCAACCACCACGCGGGGCGACGGCAGCCAACCGCCGCCCCGCCTAACCCGAAAGACACACCATGCGAAAACTGGACGCAATACAAGCCATGCTATTAGCCGCTACAGCAAACGGCGCGCTCACAAATCTAGAGAAACACAAGGTAGAGAAGGACTATGTAATAGATCTAGACCTCACCGGCGAAAACGCGCTAGGTAAACCCGCCGTAACCCTAACCATGAACCTAAAATCGCTCCGATACGTTACGGAACTTCTCACCTGTGGACGTATCGCCGTCGAGGTAGCAGACGCACGAAAGAAGAAGCCATTCCATGATTAGCATTACCGAAATGCGCGACCGAGTACACGCAGCAATGCGCCGCGCCGAACGCGCCGGGAAAACCGACCCGGCCAGAGAACTACACAAGGTGTTCATCTCAGCTTTCCCCGCAGCACCTGGCACCTGTAACGTAACCACCAAGACCGACACCATACCCCGGAAAGACGATAAGCCAGAGGTCATAACCTACGTAACACTCACGCTTAACACGAGCACAGCAGGCGCGTACTACATCGCAGAACTCATTAGCCAGTTATCCGAGGAAAACGGATAGCATACGGTACAATAGACACGTAACATTCACAGAATGATTACGGCGTTGTTTCAAGGGGATCCTAGTAACCTACGAAACCCACACTGGATATTCCATAGCCCCGGCGACCGATAACGTAGGAGCCGGGGCTAACCCTTACCCAAGAAGTGAGGCCATGACCAACAAGAGAGATTCAAGGTACCGCGCCGCGCAGCAGAAGTTCAAACGCTACGCCGCCGCCGCTAACCTACCCTGTAATATCTGTGGACACCCCATAGATTACGCGCTACCGCACAACAACGAATGGGGAAGCGTGAACATGGATGCCTTCGAGCTAGACCATTTGTACGCCGTAGCAACCCACAAAGAACTAGAACTAGACCCCGCTAATTTCAGGGCTACACATGCAGGGTGCAACCGCGCCAAAGGCAATAACCGACAGGCCGCTAAAACCAACCCCACAACCCGGCAATGGGTGAGGTAAACTAGAAACCGAACAAGAACACCCCAATAGAACACACATACGGGGGGCGGTAAAAAAATAGAACACCCATTCGACACCCAAACCTGGGCGCAGTATCAATCTCCCCCCGCTGGAATTTGCCGGGCATCGCGCGCGCGATTATAGCATTTAGAGGTCTTTATGAACATTTGGCGTATTGGCATGGTGAAGACCGTGCAAGAATCCATCACCGCCGCCGTGAATGACGGCATGATTAAAAATGCGGATAGTGCTAAATGTGCGCTCGCTTTGAAGTATGCCGCCGCGCTGGATGAAGCCTACGATTTGTACAATAGCGACGGCGGCGACTTTGACATGTTGCTAAAGACCCTGAATATTGCAGGGCCGAACCTCAATAAGGCTTTGGATTCGCTGGGTTGCGCTCCGTATTCGCGTAAGGACATGCAGGCGCAGGCGACCGAGACCGACCGACTAGATGAGCTTATCGAGCAGCGCGGAAAGGAAGACCCCGCGCTAGTTGCCCGCATCATGGCAGAGATTGAAGGTGAAGAGGATTAGCGACTATTCCAAGTTGAAGGGTAAGGCGGTGCCCCGCTTGTGGACGCGGCCGCTTCGTGAGCTTACGCCGCTAACCACATTTGGATTTGAAGCTATCCAATTTGCAGAGCGTGACCTAGGGCTAAATCTGCACCCGTGGCAGAAATGGTTTTTGTTGCATTCGCTAGAGCTTGAGCCTGGCCATGAGACGGGCGACCCGCTCCCCATGTTGCGCTATAAAACCGTGGTTCTTTTGGTTTCTCGACAGAATGGCAAATCTTTTGTTCTTTCCGCGCGCCTGTTGTGGCGTATGTTCATGTGGGATAAAGGCGTAAAGCCGCCGCTAATTCTGAGCACGGCGCATAAGCTGTCACTAGCGGAAGAGATTCTAGATGATGCGCACCGCACCGTATCCCTCTCTGAGATGCACGACCGCATAGCGCAAAGGTCTAACACGAACGGCAATAAGTTTTTTCGCCTGGATAACGGCGCGCGCTGGAAGTGCGAGGCGGCATCAGATGACGGCGGGCGCGGCCTGTCGGTAACTGATCTAGCCTTTGATGAGTTGCGCCAACAAAAAGAGTGGAGCGCATGGGCAGCTATGACCAATACGATTAACGCCGTGCAGTCTAGCCAGACTATCGCCGTGTCAAATGCAGGCGAGGCTAAATCTGAGGTGTTGCGCTCACTCCGTGCTAAAGCGCTTGAGGAGATGGACGCGCGCGCTAGTGCTGAGAAACGCGGTGAAGAGTACGCCCCGGTTGATTCGTCGTTGGGTCTCTTTGAATGGAGTGCGCCGGACGATTGCGATATTTGGGATACCGCCGGCTGGTGCCAGGCTAACCCGTCGCTGGGACACCCTAACTCGATTACCGGCGACATGCTCGCATCGAAGGCCGCGCTAGTCGGTGAACCTGGCGCGGGTTTGCCAGAGCACAAGTTTAGGACTGAAAACCTGTGCCAGTGGGTGAACGTCACCGCTGATTCACTGTTTAGCTCCGAGGAGCTGGAAGCATGCCTAGACCCTGAATCTATGATCGCGCCGGATAGCCCGGTGTATCTTTCGGTGGATGTTTCGCGCGATAGGAAGATGACGAGCCTAAGCATTGCCGGTTTCCGTGATGATGGAAAACCTCACGTGGAGTTCGTGACTCAACGCGCGTTCACTGAATGGGTCCCCGAGTTCCTGGCTAATGGCCTTGCGTTCAAGCCCGCCGCTGTGATTATGCAGGGGCGCGGTTGTGCTGCATCGTCGCTAATCCCGTTCATTGAACAGGCGGGTACGCCGGTTGTTCGGTGCGAGGGCGGTGACCTCGCTAATGCGTATGGCATGTTCTATGACCGGGTGATGGAGAAGTCGGTTAGCTGGATCGAGCAGGAAAGCCTAGTTGGCGCGCTGTCGGAAATTCGCACCAAATCGACGGGCGACGCTTTCCTATTTAATCGTGAGAAGTCGCCGGTTGATATTGCCCCGGCGTGCGCCGCCGCTTTCGCCCTATGGGGGTTGCTGAACACGGTTGCAGGGGCGAAAAAAGAAAGCGCGTATAATAGCGGTGAAATGTGGTATAAGCAAGAAGAAGCAGAGGATGAAGGGGGTAAATGGTGGTAGCACCGGGTATTTCAAATATCGGTCATATTATCGTTGATGCGTTCCGCTCCCGTACCCCGCGTACAGCGGCGGCATGGGACGGGCGACCCGTCGATATTTTCGTGAACGGGGGCGGCGGGGCAGATGCAGTGTCACCGCAAAACGCAAGCTATGAATCAATGTACCGCTACCAACCGCATCTACGAACCGCTATCGACTTCCTAGCTTCCAACATTGCGCAGCTCTCGCTACACAGTTTCAAGCGCGGCGGCGACGGTTCGCGCTCGCGTGAAACCGAGTCGCTGGCACACGCCCGCCTGTCGGTGAACCCGAACCGGTACATGACCGGGTACGAGCTGATCTATAGCTTGGTTGCTGATATGGCGCTGTATAATCGCGCCTATTGGTTTTTCGCACCCGGTGAAGACGGCGCTACCGAGATTCACCCGTTC